GTATAATTACCCGTTAGCCGTGTAACCTTACATCGCATTATATCCCCGCTTTCGCCTTGTACCCACAAGTCGCCTATTTCGTAGGGCGTTTTCGGCGTAGTGGTAAAAATTCGGCTTTTATCCCTTGCCAAAGCAAGGGCTTCATTCGCCAAAGCAAGGGCTTGCGCTAACTCCGAATCCTGTAATTCCTGCCAATTGTAAACAGTTCCGTTCTTTACCCAACGGAATACCTTACCCGTATCGGTATTATAAAACAAGTCGTCTAAGTGGTCTTCTTTTAGGGCCGTAGTAGTCCAAGAATTAGCCGGCGCGTTGCTGGTAGTAGGGTCGTAAGTGTCAAAAAATTGCTCTATTTGCCCGTCTAATTGCGCTTGTATTTCGTCAAGAATGCCGGGAAGGGTATTATTAATATAGTCCTTAGTTTCCTTCGCGGAGTCGTCTACATCCGAAACGTCTTTTTCGGTTCCGTCGGAAGAAATAAATTTAATATTACCGCCTATTTCCCCGTTATCCAAATCGAAATAGGTACGACCGCCCCCGCTACTCTCAATTCGCCCGGTTTTAATAAACCTTCCGTTAATGGTAGAACTTCCGTAGGTAAGGGAAACAAGGCGCGCCGGGTTCTTCCCGTCGCTGTCTGTTTCTACACTGTTTAATACGCCTACCATAAAGTTATAATACGCCGCTTCGTGGTCTACCTTTCGTTGCGTGGTATCCAAAACAATACTTCCGGCTCCGGTAGTTTTGGAACAACGGGCGTAAATGTAATAAGCCGTATTACTTACCAGGTCGCTATAAGTAGCTTGCGCTATTTCCCAAGTCCTTATAGCTTCTTCTATTGTGTAGTGTATCAAATGGCCGCCCGTTATCCGCATATAATTCGGGTTGCCTTGGTAATTGGGTTCAAAAACAACGTTTCGCAATACGAATTGCATAGACTTAGCCCCAACTTGCAACATACTTGTTTCAATGCTTAACGGCTTAATCTTATCGCTATAATAATCCCCTTCGGGGTCGAATACCATAGCTAAAACTTCTTGGCTTGCCCGCCAACTTCTACGGGCCTTTGAAGGGTCGGCAAGGTTGTTAATTTTAATAATTTCGTCTATTTCCTTTAGGTCGCTTATTACCCTTGTAATGGTAGTTTTGGTTACGCTGTCGCCCAAGGTTAAAGAATATTTGTAAGGCTGCAACAAATCCCGTTTAAACCCGGTAATACGTATAGACTTATCTACCCCTAAATCTTCGTCCTTTACCGGTATATAATCCCCTACGGCGAATAAGTTTACCACGGTAAGTTGTCCCGCAAACTGCTTAATAAAATTTTGGTCTATGTTTAAGCCGTATTGTACTTGGGGTTGGCAATTCTGCAAATAATAGCTTTCCCCTTCTTCCTGTAATTCTAATTCGGCTTCCGTTTTATATTGGTCGGGCAGGTTTATATCCGTAAAAAAATACTTATCCCCCGGCGAAAATTGGAAGGCCGCGCTTGTTTCGCTTGGAAACTTCATACCGCTTTCGTCTGTAAACGGTACTAACTGTATTTCCTTAGTCGAACTATCGTATTTATGTACGTCGAATTCATAACCGGCCAAATTACCCGTAGTAAACTTTACCTTTGCGCTTACGCCCGCTATTAGCCATTTAGTATTACCTTGGCCGTCCTTTTCGTTAAGGTCGAAATTCATAGTATTATCTATAAAAGCATAATACTTGCTTCCTAAGCCTGTTACTTCGCCGTATCGGTTCGGAAAAATGTTATCAAAAACCTTTGTATTTTCTTTCAGTCCGAAAGCTGCAATAGCGGCCGTATTCTCTATATAAGAATCAATTTTACCGATACTTCCCGGAAGGCAAAGTTTACTATGTCGGTAAGTGCTACCCAAGTTGTTACTTCCGCCGTAAATAAATAACCGGGTAACAACGTTCTTAGAATTTATATTTTGCCTTGTTAATTCGTACAAACCGCCCGTTTTCCCGTACCTGAATGTATAAGGGAAGGCTACGCCCGCTTTGCGAATATTAAGCGTTCTAATCCCGTTATTTTGCGTTATCTCAAATTCTTGGCTATACTCTTTGCAAAGGTCTTGTAATACGTCTAAACAATTCCTACCGCTAAAAGTCAATGTCTTAAACTCTGTTTCTTGCGGGTATTCTCCAAGAACCCACTTATTAGGGAATACGCGCAAGACGTTTACTATTACTATTTGTAAGAAGTCTAACAAATTACCGGTAAAGCTGTCGCCTATCGTGTTGTCCGGTAGTAAAAATTGCGCGTCTATTAATTCGTATTGTACCCCTTCAAATGTTAGGGTATATTCAAATTTTCGCGTTCCGGTTTTCTTAACGGTCGGTAGTTGGTTTATCGTGTACGTCTTACCGTAGACCTCTATCGTATCCCCTAAAACAAATTCTAAGGTGGTTGCACTTTTTACCGTAATAGTTACGGTATCTTCCGCAAGAAGTCCTACGGATTGTTCGGCCTTAGTAATTCCCGAAGTTCGCGGCCCGGAATTTAGTAAGGTAGTGCTTCCGTTGGGGTGTTTTATTACAATTTGTTCCATACTATAATACCGTTTGTAGAAAAGTCCGTAATATCTTCAATAACCCCGGCTATAATAGCGTAGTAAATTCCTTCGTTTCTATATTCGTGAGTTACCGTAATATTTCCCCCGTAAACGTCTTCGGTTTTGGTTCCGTCGCCCCAAAATATGGTTAAGGCCTTATTCGATTTAACCGTTATCGTAAGGGTCTTTGTAGCTTCGCTTATTCGCTGATGCCTTACAACTCTTTTTACCGGGTTTGGTTCTTTTAATTTTAGGCTAAAAGTTCCTACCATAAGTTCATCATTCCAACGTTTACTAATGGCTATTCCGCTTTCGTTATAGACTTCGTAAACAAGTGGTTTAGTCGGGTGTATGTCTATCATTAAACGCTGTGTACCGTCCTTGCTGAATATATCTAAGAAGCTATTTAGCTTATTAACGAAGTCCATTTTTCCGTTAGCCTTCATAAAACAATTAAGCGTTATTTCCCGTGCTTCTACGCGTTTTCTTTGAAGGTCTATTACTTCGCCGTGGTAGTCGTCCCAATCTATTTTAAGCGGATTTTTTAGCTTCGGACGGTCAAGAATACCGTTACTTTCGGCTACGTAAATACCCCACTCCTTAAAATCGCTTCCGTCCAAAATGTACGAAAGTTTGGCTACCGAATTAAGAAGTTCGGATATTTGGTCTTGGGTAAGCGCAATATTATAAACTTTAACTTCGTCTACATATCCGTAGCCGTTTTCGGTAGAATAAATATCTTGCAAAAAGGCGAAGCCGGTAGGTTGGGCCGGCAAAGTAATAGTTTGTATTAACTGCGTATCCAAGTAAATGTAGATATTAAACCCGTTCTTAACTACGGCGAAATATCCCCAAGAATCCGTAGGAAGGCTTACCCACGTTTCCCTGTATCCGTCCATAGCTTCCCAACGAACAAAAAATCCTATTTTCTTCCCGGTAAACCCGTCCGGGAAGTGTTTACTTTTCAACCAAGCCAAAAGGGAAAAACTACCCGAAAGGTTAATAAGGTTTTGCGGTATTTCGCAGTATCCTTCCCCTGTGAACTCTATACAATTCCCTTGCCTTCCCGAAACGAAATTACTTTGTATTACTGTTCCGTCCGCCCGGCTTTGTGAATAATCGTAAGCTATTAAAGAGCCGTTAGGTTCATCGAACGGCATATTAAGAATTAAATTATTATCGTTAGCCATGTTAGTATGTTTTAGATTGTTTACGAATCACTTTTATTGTTGCGCTTCCCTGCTCTGAATTGGTAATAGTACTAAGTTTCCCGCCGTAATGGTTTACGCAAACCTTAGCGTTATCCGTCGCAATAACTTCTACTTCGCTATTGTCGAACATATCTACCATAACGAAGGAATTGCCGGAAGCCTTTACGTTTAGTTTACTTTCGTGCTTTACGAATACTTGGCCTACTCCAAAGTCTATATATTCGGCGTTGCCCTCGCAAGAACCAAGGGCTACTACATACCGGGAATTAATACCCTTAATATTGTCGTCTAAGAAAACCCCGTATTTTTCCATAGTACCTACAAAATTTTCCTTAATGAAGGATAAAGACGGGTATTCATTGCTTAGGCAAAAGTCTATACCTTTAAGGTACATTTTTATAAGCCTTACCTTATCTTCGATTTGTAACAGGTCGTTAAACCATTCTTCGCAAATGTTATGCTTCTTGGCTTCTAAGGCCAATTCTTTGTTTAATTTCATACTTCAATCTGTTATACCTTGCGCCCGTAAGGGGTCGGAATTGTTACTACTCAGTTTACTATCTATACTTGCTAAGTATCCGTTAGAAACGCCTACCTTGGCGTCTATACTTGCCAAGTGTAAAAGTTGGTTCCTTAGAATCTCATTACCTTCTACTTGGTTTACTCTTACGGCGTTTGTTTGCCCGGCCAAAAGGTCTATACTTTCTTGGCTTGCGCCTTTTATTGCACCGGAAAGGGTAGTAGTAGGGTCGCCCGCTTCTTCCATATCCTTAAACAAGTCTTCGTATAGCTTCATAGCTTCGGCGAAGTTTGCCCCAATGGAAGAAATAGCGTTTTTAAACCGCTGTTGTTCGGCCGCCGTCAATCCGTTAAAGGTTCCTTTTCCTTCTTCATCAAAACCCATATCTTTTTGAAGTTGTTTTATAGCGTTCTGTAACGGGGCTTCGAGAAACTGTAACTTCAAAGCGTTTTTTACGGCGTTTTGCATAACCTTACGGCTCACTTCTTCAAAAGCTAAGGCCGCGCTTTCTCCTTTCCCGAAGGCTTCTACTATTGCGTCGGCTAATTGGTTAGCCAAGTCCTTAGCGGTTGTTTGTGTAATGGACGCCGCTATTTCCGCTATTGTATCTTCAATTTGTCGGCCTAACGCTTCGTATTGTTCTTTGTATTCATTAACCTTATTATTATCGGTTTTTTTCTTACTTTCTTCGTTGCGCCACATCTCCTGTAAGTGTGCTTGCTGTTGGCGCATATTTTCTATTAAAGCCTTTTGATTATCGTAGACGGTTTCGCCTAATGCTTTATCTACCGCCCAAGAAAGGGCGTTATAAGCACTTTCCAATTCCTTTACCGCTTCGGCGTGTTTCTTTATTGCTCGTTCGGCCTTCCTATCCCGTGAGTTAAAGACGTCAAAAGCGGAAGAAATAAGCCCGATACTACCTTGTATAATACTTAAAGGGTTTCCCGGGGGATTTCGGTAGCTTATTCGCCCGCCGCAACATACCATTTATAAATAATCCCAAAATACCCATTGGTTTAATAGGCGCCCGCAAGCCCCATGCTTTCAAGCCCACCTACAACGGAATCAAAAGCCCCTTTAACCAGGTCAAGCGAACCCGCTACGCCGTTAAACATGGCTGTTAAACTTTTCTTTTTTGCTTCGCTATCCGCCGCTTTACCGTAGTCCTTAATCGCGTCTTTTAGTGCTTTAAAAGGGTTCCGGCTCCTAATCTCGTTTTTAGCTTCGTCCAACTTTGTAAGAATTGCATCTAAGTCCTTCGGGTCGAGTTCTATCCCTAATTGCGCCCGCTGTCCTTCTATTTTGGCTATTAGTTCTTCTATCTGTCCGGTTGTAAGGTCGTCAAGGTTGGAAAATAATTTTTCCCAAACGCCGGAACTTTGTAATTCTTCCAACGCCGCAGAAGAAAGGGCTTTGTTTTTAGCTTCCGTAAGCCGTTTTACTAATTCGTTATTTTTTTGCTCGGTAGCTATTGCTATTTTTTCTTCGTAATCGGCTGAAATATCCGCTTTCTTTTGCTCGAAGCTGCGGTATTCCGCTAATAGTTTGTCGTAATCTTCATTCCCGGAAGACTTAGCATATTTCTTCCTGTCTTGCTCCAATCCTTCCAAGGCGGCCGAAGCTATACGGCGTTCTTCTTCCGTCGTAGCTTTTGCCAACGCTTCGTTAAGTGCTTTTTTTCTATTACTATATTCTAAATCAAAATTTATCTTTTCGGAAAGATAGCCGGCGTATTGGTTTAATAAGTTTTTGGTTTCTTCTTCTGCCTTTTTTGCTACGTCCTCTTGTGCTTTATCTACTATTTCGGTTTTCCCTGTATCTAAATCGCTACCATCCCCGGCCAACTGTTTACGCCGTTCTTCCAAAATGTTAAGCATTTCCAAAATAGAACGCGCGCCCGTTAGCTGCTTTTGTAGTTCTTTTTCAAATTCCCCTAATACGGTATCCTTTGTTTCGTTGGCTATTTCATCGTTTAGCCTTTTAAGTTTTTCCGTTTCCTTCGGGCTACGTGAAGAAATAGCTAATAATCTTTCCCTTTGCTTTTGTAGAAAATCTAAATAACTACTACCTTCCGCAAGTAATCCGGCGAACTCGGTTTTTGCGGCTTTCTGTAATATTTCGTCTTTGGAATTAACCCACTTATAATATTGCGTATATTGCTTTTTCCGGTTTTCCAACATTTCGGTATAAGGGTCGGTTTTCTTACCCCCACCGCCGGAACCTGTTTTTTTCGTTCCCCCTGTAATAGCGTCTAAGTTCTTTTGTAAGCCTTCAATTTCTTTTAACGCCTTGTTATATTCTTCGGGGTCGGAAAGTTCTTTTAAGGCTTCTTGTTTCTTGTTAATAGCAACTTCCCAAGCCCCTACGGTTCCTTCCGCATATTCTTGGGTAGCGTTAATTCCGGCTTCCTTTAAAGCGTTTACACCCGCTATTTCATAGTCGGCGGCCTTGTTATAAATGTCGGTTATTTTGTCGTTTAATTCTTGGCCTTTCTTTTCGTATTTGGCTATATCCGGGTTATCCATTTCGTAGGAACCCATACCGCCAAATTGCCCCATAGAATAATACCGGGTTACTTTGGGTTTAGCTTGGGCTTCTTCTAACTTTTCTTGGTTTTTAATAGCGTCTTCAATTAAAGAAGCTGCTTTAGCCCGCATAGCCATAGCCTTGGCTTTTTCTATCTCGGAATTAATAAAGGCGGTTTTGTTTTTTACTAAAAGGTTTTCGGCTTCTTCTACGTTTTTAATTGAAACCCCTAATTCTTTAAACTTATCGGACTGGTCTTTTATAAATTTTTCCTTCGCTTTTAGGTCGTTCCCTAACTTATTCCAACCTTGCGAAAGTTCGTTTATTGCCGCAATGGGTTTGCCCGCTATTTTTGCGACTTCGTTGTTAAATTCTTCTTGGTTCTTTTTTGCTTCCCTTGCCTTGCTACTGAAAATTGAAACAAGCGAAATAATCCCGGAAATTCCGGCAAGTATCCAACCGAATACGGGAATACTTTTTATAGCAACCCCAACCAACCGGAAGGCCCCGGCAAGACCAATATTCGCAAGCGTTCCGGCCTTTGCCGCCGTCGCTTGCGCTCCGGTTGCTACTGTATTCGCTACTTGCGTAGTAGTATTTGTTGCCGTAGCTGTTGTTTGGGCTGTTTGCGCGGCCGTGTTTGCTATTGTTGCCGTAGTATTTGCTTGCTCGGTAACAGTAGCTTTGGCCACAACACCGGCCCACCATTGCTTAATACTCCCAAGCGTTACAAGCGAAAAGTAAGAATCCTTATTTAGTGTTACAGCTACCTGTTGTAAGCCTATTGTTATAGCCATAAGGCTCTGTACTTTTAGCATAATCTTTTGTAGGTCTTCGTTTTCGCCTGCAAATAAAGATACTGCCCCTTGCGCTGCTGAAAAAGCCCCGGACACTCCGCTCATAGCTTGTATAATTCCCTGAAAAGCCCCTTCGTCGTTAGCCAATACGCGCGCTTGCTGTGTAGCGTCGTCCATTGCATCTTGTAAGCGTCCTAATTCTTGTTGGAGTTCGCTAAATCGTTCGGTTCCCCTTAATCCCGCTTGCTCCATACGTATAAGTTCTTCCCGAACGTTCCGTATTTGTGTCCTAAATGTAATTTGTGCGTTAGTATTTTTTTCGGTCGCTTCTTTAGTTTCGTTTAACCGTTGTTCTTCCTTTACCAACGCGTCGGCAGTCGCTTCTACTTCGGTTAATAAATTCTTTCGGGTAGTAATTTCTTGCTTTATGGCTACTTGCTTTTGTTGCAAATACCTATATTCTTCATCGCCCTTTGCCGTACCATTCATAAAAGCCGCGGCCGCCGCTTCTCCAAGTTCGGTATATTCTTTTTCAAGTTTATTAATAGCCCCTTGGTGTAAGCCCGCCATAGTATCTATATCCTTAAAGGCTTTTTCTATGGAAGCGGCCGCTTCTTGGTATGCGAGTTCCATTTTTTCCCCGCCTTCTACCGTAGCGTCCGAAAAACCTTGTACCCGCTTTTTGCTTTCTTCCAACGCGCTATTTAATTGGCCATTATTCGCTATTATATCGAATTCTAATGCCCCGCCTTTTATATTCATCGGTTTATGTTATTAATCATTTCTAATACTTTATCGGCGTTTTCAGATGTTAATTTTACTTCTTCGGTTTGACCTTGCCCGTCTGTTTCTTCTACGTCCGGCGCGTCTATCAACATCCTTTGTACTACGCCCCACGCTATTTCATGGTGTAAATATTCCCAAGTCCAACCAAAGCGGGCGCAAATCGAACCCCGGCGGCCGAAGGGACTTTTAAGCCCGGTTACTCTATACGACCCGTTATCGGTTTTGTCGTTCTTGCGCCGCTCATTAATCGCATAGAGGTTATAAAATCCGCTAAATTGCTTACGTTGGTTACGGTAGTACTCAATAAAGCCAACTTAGAGGGTTTTATAGCGTGAAAGAATATATTTGTTAGTCGGTTTAATTCTTTGTCGTCGTTGTACTTTTTAACCTTCCCGGTACGTGTAATTTCGGTTATATGGTAATCTTCCCCAAGTACCGCAATCGCTATAACGCGCGCCATTTTTTTAGCGTTCTGTTTAGCTGTTTTCTTGGCTTCAACTATTACCGCCCCTTCTTTTAGGGCTTCTTCGTCTAATGCCATATCTAACCAAATATCGCAAAGGCGGTCAAGCACGGAAAGCGTAGGTTCGTGTATTTCGTAGGTGGTAACTTCTTCCAATACTTCGGGCTTTTGGAAAAATCCCTTAAAACCTTTCTTCCGTTGTCGTATTTTGGTTATAACGTCAAATTTTACCCCTCTTTTAATAAGTAGGTTAAGTTGCTCCCGTTCTAATTCTATATCCAATTTTTCTACTTCTTCCATACTGTTTTATACTAAGAAAGCCCCCCGAAACGGTAATCTGGGGGGCTTTCGGGTTAATACTCGCGTCGTTTGAAAATGTTAGATTTTAGTAGCTGTCATTTTCTTAACGCCCGCTTTTGTAGGCTTTAAAACCGTTCCGGCCACGTCAATTAACAAAATTCCTTTTTTGCTGAATTCTGCGTTAATCTTTGAGGCCAATTTCATACGCGGAACCTCGAATTTAAGCCCTTGTTCGGGCGTAATTCTTACGGATTTTTCAATTACAGGCAATTTGTCCGGCGCAGACCACTTTTGCGTATGCCCCGTTCCGG